TGCCTTGTACCCCCCACGGGCATTTAATAAATGCTCGTATATTGGTGTCGGGTAGGCACCTGGAGCACTGGGTTGAGCAACTACATCGACTGTTATAATCTCATAATCGCTTACTTGTCCGGAACCATCTTCCATGACGTTTCCGCTACCACGCGATGAAACACCTAGTTTAACTCCGCTTTCCAGCATTGTTTTAACTAGTTGTCCCATTGGCGTAGGTAATACTTTAAGTTTCCCGTAACCGTTTGGTCCGTCCATCCACATTTCTGTGATCATGTGCGAAACACGGTCTAAGTTTATGTTAAGTCCTTCTGGATGATCAACTTCGCCGAGAACTGAATATCCTCCCGTAATTTGATCGTTAAGAGTGTTGACAGCTCTACCTATCTCGGTAACAGGGTAAACTCGCTGGTTAGCGTTTTTTACTCCGCCTTGGATACAAATTCCCTTCATATAAAGGTCTTTTCCACCCTTGTCGTTTTCAGTAGTCTCAAGAACCAATTTAGCTTGGTCAAATGTCAAATTCTCTCTTAAGTTTATCACCTAGTTCTCCTTAACAACAACTATTAAGAACCGATAGTAGATTTACTATCTGCTCCACTTTCGCCTGCGCCTTTTTTCTCTGCGCCGTGGCCTTTTGAGTCTTTCGACATACTCTTAGAAGCTTTTCCACCTGGTACGTTAACGTTCCCTGCGTTTTCTTCTTTAGGAGCCTGTGCTGAACCACCTGTGCCTTCACCGCCTTTGGCAATGTTAGCTGTAGTTCCGCCCATGTCGTTTTTACCAGCTACTGGAGATTTAGTGTTATCGCCGTTATCACCCATTTTAGCTGATACTTTTGTAACATATTCTCTCATTAGTTCTGTGCTTGATTGTACTGGTTTTTCAGCATTTTCAAACGCAACTGGTTGCTCAAGGTCGGATTCAGGAGCAATCATATCAACTGCTTCATCTTCCTTCTCTTCATCACCTTCGTCGTCTCCAGCGTCCATGTCCATTTCCATGTCATCTTCGCCTTTGTCTTCGTCACCGTCTTTGTCGGACATCATTCCGTCAAATTCAGCTTTAAGATCATCAAGAGCATCTTCTAGGTCAACAACTCTGTCTTCTAAGTCTTCGTCGTCGCCTTTATCTTCTTCACCTTCACCGTCTTCGATGTCAGCAATCATGTCATCAGCGGCATCGCCACCCATGTCATCATCACCTTCTGGTGTAATTTGGTCTACAAAGTTTTCTTCAACGTCTTTTTCTTCAGTAGCTTCGTCAGTTTTTTCGTCTTCGTCAGTAGCTTCTTTAACGTCTTCATCTTTGTCAGCGTCAGCTTTTTCTTCAACTTTGTCTTCTGCATCGTCTTCTTTTGATGCTTCTTCAACTTTGTCTTCGTCTTTAGCTTCTTCTTTTTCTTCTACTTTTTCGTCTTCTTTAGCATCGTCTTTAGCAGTTTCATCCACTTCAACTTCTGCTGTATCAGTCTCAAGTAAGTCTTCATATATTGAACGAGATTTCTCAACAACTATTTCGTGAAATAGCTCTTCAGCTCCCGCTTTGTCTTCTGCGATTAACTTTTCAAGCATCGCTTCAAATTTAGATTGGTTTGCCATTTTTTCTCTCCTATTGTTTAGATATGGTAAGGCTGTCAATTGTATTTATGGATTTTGAAGAAAAGTACGTAGATATAGGCTTAAATGCGCCGGTTTTACATTAAGATTGTAAAATCTTAAAGTTTTGCATGAATTCTGCCGTTGTCATGTGTGAAAAGTTCACTAATTGCACTAAATTGTCTGGGCAGTAATCCTCTTTGCTCTGTACTACTCGTATATATCTCTTTTGAGGATTTTTCTGACAAACTATACCAACTTGTCTAGCCCAATTACCGTGGTATGTAGCAGGGTCATTAGATTTTTTATAATTTTCTGTATCTGCGTATATGTTATTAAGTGATCCGCCTTCGCCCTTTACGTTTTCTGCATCAGTGCCCATGAAGTCAAAACCTAGCAAATACATAGTGTCGTTCTGGTGTGCTTGTGGATTTTTAGGATCTCCGTATGTAGCTAACCATAATGCTGTAGGTCCACTGCTCCAACCCAATGGCTCGTCAAAGAAGTTAAAAAGATTCATCTCTTTGTATATTTTATTAGGATTAGTCCATACTTCGTTGTTGTATTGCCACTTATGTCTATTGATCTCTTGTATCATCTTAGTATCAACAGCTACCAGATAGTCTGGTTCAAAGTGTCTATACACAGCATTACAGGCATATATCTTGCCGTTTGGCTTTAATGCTTCTAATGGGATTGGGTTTCTTGATTTTCCATTACCTATTATAAAGGCTGTGGACATTTAACTTCCTCGTAAAATTTAAACTGCTTCTTCGGCGTTAGCGGCTAAACCGTACATCTGACGAACGAAGTGCAATTCTTTTTGTTGCTCTTCTTTATGTAGTTCAGATGCTTTACGAATTTTGTTAATTTGGCGTAGAGTTAATCTTGTTTTACGTGTATCATCTTTTGAGACAATAGAATCGTCATAACTTGGATCGTAACCTTTATCTTCAGTAGGCTCCAAAGTTTCTTTATCAAAATAAAATAGTTCACGTAGTATCATGCTAGTATTTATGCTGGAGGTGGTGTTGTTCCGCCGCCAGGTGCTCCTCCGCCCGTTGTTGTATCTACTGGAGGTGCTGTTCCTCCGTCTACTGGTGCAGGTTCATCTCCTGCCGCAACATCTTCTCCTGCTCCATCGCCAGCCATGTCTGCTGACATACCCGCACTTGAAATTCCTGCTCCTCTTAACTCACCTGCTGAATCTGTTGGCACTGGAGTAATATTTTCATCATTCTCTTCACGCCATAATCTTTCGTTTTCTGCAAGTTCCTCTTCTGTCATTCCTAAGAAACGTTTAAGTGCAAATCTATTACTAATGTAAGGTATAGCACTCATTTGTGTATAAGTTGGTACTCTTGCATTATCAATTTCACTTTGTCTGTAACTTGCAAAGTTTTGTGGTGGTTGGAATCTTAAATCAAACATAGCAGTATCAATGTTGATACCTTTTTCTAGCAAGTAACGTTTAAACTCTTGGCTAAACTGTTCTATAACTAGGTTTTGTAATCTTTCACAATATGTATTAAATCTTAGTTCTTGAATGTATGCAGTACCTACTCTACCATCTTGAAACTGTGTTGCTCCATCATCTGGTCCTGTTGGTAAGTATGAACTTGGAATACGTAATCCTCTAACAAGTTTGTTAGTAAAGTATTTAAGATCATCAATCTCACCTAAGTTAGTACCGCCTGGTAATGTTTCAACCTTAGAGCCACGCCCTTCAGCAGTTTGTGGAAAGAAGTAGTCTTCGTTGATTGATAATGGATTGTATGCACTATCAATAACGTTTTGTCCGCCACCTGTTGCACTAGGAATACGTCTTTGGTGAATGTCTGTTTTTACACGTTCAACAAATTGCATAGCCAAGTGTGATGGCATATTACCTACATCTACATAAAACACTCTACGTTCAGGCGCTCTTTGTACTCTGTATATTATAATTGCATCTTCAAGTAATTCTTTTTGTTTGTAAACTTTAAAAATACTTTCAAGTAATGAATTACCAAATGGAAAGTTTCCATCAAGTCCTTCACTTAAACTTAAATGTACCATGTTCTCTGCATCAACGGCAATTTCCATTGCGTCTTTTTGGAAACGTCCGCCGCTCATTGATTGATTAGGTGCACCTACTTGTCCACGAACTGAACCTGTTAAGTATCCGTCGCCGCCACCTGTAACATTTCCGTTTGTTTGATGTGGTGTAGTTGCTACTGCATCTTTAAAGTTTAAATTTACATTTTTAACAATGTATTGCTCTGGTGTTTTGCCTGATGACTCATTAACAATAATACGTGAAACGTTTGCTGGATCAACATGGAACCAACGTTTAGTTTCAGGATCTCTAATGAAAAAGGCATCACCATATTTAAAAATGTTACGTAATATACGAAACATCTTAGTTTCAAAATTCTGTATCTTACACCATTGTTGTAAGTATAGTTTTAAAGTTTGTACTTCTGTGTTTGTTGCATCTTGCTTGTAATCAATAATAAAAGGTGATTGATTGTTTTTATTTTTTTGACTTGTAAATTCTGCAAGAATATCTAGTGCGGCATTTACTTCTGAATCTAAATCCATTGTGTTGTATTGTCCGTAACGTTCAACACGATTTGGACTACCTACATACACATCTGGTAGATAAGAAGAATAATTAGCTTGAGCAGGACCCATTCCATTATTACCCGGACCACCCAAAGGTGAGTAACTTCCAGAACCGCCTTGTTCTGTATCTACGGGGTTAAAATATCTTTTCCAACTCATTTATTATCCTTATACGAGGTTGTCTGCTACTGTTTGACCGCTTCTTGATTGTTTTCTTAGTTCAACGAGCATCATCTGTACACTACTATTTAACTGATCTAACTTATCTGCGGCACCCTTCTGGCCTTCACCAAAACTTGTGAAGTTGCTAACAAGGTTTGCTTTAGCATCTGCATCCATTTTACTATATTGAGTTTGGTAATCACCTAATTGTTTTGTTAGTTCTGTAAGAGATTTTGATACACTTTTTAAATTGGCTCCATCCATTGCTTCTAAGAAGTTAGCAATACCTTGTAATCCATCACCAATTGCTTGTAGTCCTGCGGCATCTACATCAGCAAATAGTTTTACGTCTTCTGCCAAGTCTGCTATTCCGCCCGAACTTCCTCCAAATAAACTTCCTAATGCTTTACCAATACTATCTAGTACACCATCTCCTGTAAATGCACTCATACCTTTGTGTAAACTTGTTAATGCAGGTCCAACTGCGTGTAAGTTAGCAGGATCAAGATCTTCAAATGCCTTAACTCCTCTTGCTAAAGAACCAAGTGCATCTTTACCTACAAAGTTTGCAACTATACCACCTGCGGCAAGGGCCGCGATTGGTCCTGTAATTTCTTTTAATCCACCTCCAACAAGTGCAAGTTTGGCTCCGTCCATGTCTTCAAACTTTTTAACACCGTCAGCAAGGTTACCAACAGAGTTGAATATACTGTCTATCAATAAGGATATACCAGCACCAGCGGCTCCAATACCAGCCATTGCTACACCAAGTGCTAAGAATCCCGGTGCCGCAAGTCCTAGTGGTATTGCTAGTTTACCTATTGCTAATCCTAGTCCTAAGAATAATACTCCCATGGCAACTCCGCCTATGAGTAAGTATTTTCCTACACTTTTTAATCCGTCAACTATAGGACTTAATAATCCGCTTGAAGCTGACTCGCCTTTTACGACTTTGCCGTCTTTGCCTGTTGTGTCTTCAGTTGCCGCTGTACCAAACAACATACCACCAATTGCCTTTTTAAGTGGTTCCCAAATGTATTCTTTAATCATTGCTCCAAACGACATATTCTTCATACCATCTGTAAATTTTGTAATAGTATCAGTAATCCATTTCATGCCACTATCAAATGCTACCATTCCTGGGGCACCTGGTGCAAACAGTTTTGTAAATGTGTCAGCAACACCTTCAAATACTATAGCTAACTTATCAAATATTCCGCTATCTATTAATGCGTTTGTAATTTTGTTTCTAATGTTTTGAATCTTACCTTCAAACTCTGTTAATCCTCTACCTGCCGTCTTGGCCGCATCTCGTTGTTGTTTTACAGCTTCTGGTAGATCTCCAGCTATCTTACCTGCCTTAACCAAGTCAAGTGTACTAGCATAAATGTTGTTACCTTGAGCTGTAACAGTTGCTATCATTGCCCCGTTGGCTTCTACAAATTGTTGTTGTTTTGCTTGAGCTCTTTTAACAGTAGCAACAAATTCTTCGTTGGTTATTCCGCCTTCTTTCAACTTACGAGCCGCTTCACCTATCTCTGGCATAGTTGCTACTAAACCTTTTGAGTATTCACTTAACGGAGCACCACCTGTTGCAATTAATTCTGTAATACCTTCTTTAAACTCTGGACCAACGTTGCCCATCATTGCCAATGAATTGTCAACTACTTTTCTAGTTTCGTCTGACATTGTTGCAAACAATGCCTGTAGTCTCTTATCATTAGCTTGTTCTCTTAAAGCCGCGGCCGCTTCTTTTCTTGACATACCTGTAACTTTAGCAAGTTGATCAAGTTGCATAATATAATCTTTTGTTCCTGCCGCCAGTGCTCTATCATCCATTTGTTTGTAACGTCCAGATATTCTTTGGATTTCTAGATAGTCGTTGGTAAATTCGCCAACCTCATCCATGGTAATACCTAGTCTGTTTAGCTCTCCGATTGATCCTTTAAGTTCTTTTTGTATGCCTGCAAATGCTCTGGCACCAGCTGTTGCTCCACCGAACATCATTGATAGGTTTTGACTACCCTGTGCTATTGCAGTTGAAAATTGTTCCAATGATAAACCTGTTTCAGTTGCCATTTTCATAGTTTCAAACAAAGATCCACCAAAGTCAATACCAGTACTAGAGAGTTGTCGGAATACATCTACCTGACCTTGTATCATTCCGGTCATGGTTTCTATAGCACCACCTAGTAATCCTCCAACTAGTGGTATAGTTGATGCTAGTCCTGATATGTGTTTTGAAAAATCTGTTAATCTATTTCCGCCTACTAATAGTTCTTTACCTAGATTGGCCGCTGTGTTGGCTACATTACCAATGGCTCCAATAGCCATTCCCATGACACCCTTGGCCGCTGATGCTACTAATTTTAAGCCTTTACCTGCCGTCTGTGCGGCCTTGCCCATAGCTGTAGTTGATTTGGTTGTGGTTGTTTGTGCTTTATTGGCCGCTTTCTGTCCAACAGTTCCGGCTTTTTGGGCTTTACTGTATTCAGCACTCGCACCGGCACCTGCTCCACCAGAGCCCCCACCCAGGGACTTTACGAGTAGCTGTAGTGTGGCTTCTGAGGCGGCATTTGATGTAACGCCATCCATTCCTCCGCCTTGATAAGTGACTTGAACCATATATTATATACCTAGTTAACTCCGTACCATAAATATCAATATGAATACTTTATTATTTAGCCGGAGAAAATCATGCCAGATATAAAACAAACGGGACCAAACCCGTTACAGAAATATTTTAGGCAACCTAAAATATACTTGTCTTTGCCGAGTAAAGGTCACTGGTATCCAGAGGGAGCCATCGAAATGACCGAAAATGGCGAACTTCCTGTGTATGCTATGACGGCCAAAGACGAACTTGCTTTCAAAACTCCAGATGCACTATTAAATGGGCAGTCTGTTGTAGACGTAGTTAAAAGTTGTGTACCTAACATCAAAGACCCTTGGTTGATGCCAAGTATTGATGTTGACGCAATTTTAATTGCTATCAGAATTGCTACATATGGTGAGAAGATGGAAATTGAAACAAGAGTGCCCACAGCGGCAACAATGCGTAAATTTGATCTAGACTTAAGATTGTTATTAGACAGATATCAAGGAATTGAATACGAAAACGTAGTTGAGATCGGTGGAATGAAAATTACACTGAAACCACAAACTTATAGAGAGTTTACTAGAACAGCAATTAAAACCTTTGAAGAACAAAGAATTGCTGAAACAGTAAGTAACTCAAAATTAAGTGATGGTGAAAAACTTGATAGATTCTCTGATTCATTTAACAAACTAACACAGGTAACTATTGATATGGTTGTACATGGTATTGTACAAATACAAGTAGACGACCAAGTTGTTGTAGATCAAAATCACATAATGGAATTTATTACCAAAGGTGATAAAGACTTCTATGCAGGAATCACTGAACACATGGAAGCTCAAAAGAAAAAATACGACGTGGAGCCTTTTAAGGTTGAAACGACTGCTGAAGAACGAGAAGCAGGAGCACCTGAGAGTTTTGATGTTCCTATTACGTTTGATCAGTCAAATTTTTTCGGATAAGGATCTTAAGTAAGTCTCTCGAAGAGATCCTAAAATTAGTTGATGACCTTGATAACGAGACAAAAAATTTCAAACTAGAACTAGCTAGATTGTGCTGGTATATGCGTGGAGGTGTAACCCTTGACGAAATATATGCCTGTGGTCCTGAGGATAGAGAAATTTTTGCTACACTCGTTAAAGAAAATCTTGAAACTGCTAAAAAGACAAGTATGCCTTTCTTTTAGGCTGTTTGTTTTTGTGAAAGTTGTTGTTTAATTTGTTGTTGCATACCAGCATCACTAATCTTACTTGCTAGTGTAGGTATATCAATTTGCATTCCTGATCCAAGATCACTTCCGCCACCTTTTCCTGTAAGCTGACCTTTTATCTCGGCACCTATTCCTGCATCACTTATTTGTTTAGCTAGTGTTGGAATATCAACTTTTGCACCTGCACCTGCTGTTGCACCTGCTTTAGGTTTTGCTGTTGCACCTGGTTTAGTTCCAGTTGTTGAAGTTGTTGATCCTCCTGAACCTTGTCCAGGTACTCCTGTAACTTTAATACTCTTATCACCTGCTGGTGCACTTGCACCTGCGGCACCTGTTGCTCCTGTGGCACCTTTTGCACCTGCGGCACCTTTTGCTATTCCACTCTTAGGAGCGCCAACTCCGTCAGCTGGTGTAGTGCCTGGCATCTGAATTACGTTACCAGTCTTGTCATCTTTACCATCTTTGTCTGCATCAACTCCTTTAGCAACTGCATCAGTATTAGTTGGTTCTGCTCCTGGTTTAGCTGTTGCTCCACCTGGTGTTGGTGCTTTAGGATCTTCATCACCTGGCTCTGCTGTTGCGTCTGCATCTGCTGTTGCGTCTGCATCTGCTG